CATGACAATTGATAAGATGACGCAGGCAGAGATCGATGAGCAACTAACTCCTGCTGCACAGACAAATGCTTCCGGAAATTTTCTTTCTATTAACGCTGGAAAAGCACCTACGCCACGGACTCCGTTGTTCAAGGATGTACCTGAAGATAAGGTACTGGCTGAATGGTATAAGGTACTTGACCGTTACGAAAGTATGGACGTTTATAAGCCATTAGTAGAGTACGACAAATCGAGACGTTCTAAAGTAGGTCCTCAAGGTGGCCTTCGTCCACTAAGTGATCGTATGGATGACCTCATGGCATATTGGAATTTACAACCCTCTAGGGATGAGACGGAACACATCCTCTCTAATGTAGACGACACAATTATTCAGGAGCTAACTGATGAATTATTCGGTGGCATCAAAGACTGGAGACCCCTGACTCCACAAACCGTGATAGAACGGGACTTAAGTGATGGTAAGTTAATCACAAACTCTGGTACTCCTGATTACGCTAAGCGTAATAAGCCAGATGTAATTTCTAATGCAATTTCAGCCGTATTGGATGGATCTTGGAAAGATTTTTACATGATATCGGGAAGTCGAAGTCAGCGAGGTAAAGAACGGTTCATCTTTATCGCGCCATTCGCCTTAAATATTGTTGAAAAGATGTATTTATACCCTCTGATGGATATGATCCGCTCACGGGACATTCCATTCTTCTCAGCTTGGGAAGGTTTTGAAGCAGTTGAGCAAGGTTTCAAACGTCAAAACTTCTTTAGCGAAGGTAATTACTACGTTCAACAAGACTACACAGCTATGGACAAACACTTCAATGAAGCTTGTGCTAAGCTAGTAGCCGCAGTCATTAGCCCAGTATTCCAAAACTCGTATTCAGACGACATCGAGTATCTCTTTGTAGAGCACCTGTTAAACATACCAGTGATGATCAATTTAGATAAGGTCGTAAGGGGCCAACACGGTATGCCAAGTGGTTCTGGTCTAACCAACTTTAGCGAGACTATTATCTCAATGTATATTTGTAAGAAGCTAGAACGTGATTACGACTTACAAGTATCAGCTTGCCAAGGCTTAGGGGATGATTTAGCTATTTCAATTTTAACAGATAAAGACCCAGAGGACATCAAACGTATTCTTGAAGAGAATTCTGCCTCTCTTGGTTTGGTAGTTGAACCAGATAAACAAGGCATCTCAAAAGACACGATAGTGTATCTCCAGCGCTTCTTTGATAAAAGAATACCGAATCAAGGAACAGTGATGGGGATGTATCCCAGTATTCTTGCTTTAAATACTGCGATGAATCCTGAGCGGTATCATCCGCCCGCAAAATGGGGAGCTCAGATGGAAACTCTCCGGTGGCTAATGATCTTAGAGAATTGTAAGAACCTCCCTTACTTCAAAGATCTAGTCGACTTCTTCATAAAGGGCGACAAGTTAAAGTTAGGACTTGCCGATCCAGATTTCTTCGTTAAGTTACCGTCTACCTACGAGGAAAGCAAAACCATTGCA